CCGCCGTCAGCTACACCAACAAGGCCGGGGCAGAGAATATGGTGAAGAATCCGCTGCTGGTGCAGCTCGATGAGCTGAACAAATCGGCGCTCGGCTACTGGCGCGACCTCGGCCTGACGCCGGCCGGGCTGAAAAAGATTGATGAAAAGGCCATGCAGGCGAAAAAGAAAACGGGGGTGGAAAAGGTGCTGATGGAGCTTGACGGCTAAACGCTACCGGAAAATCGCGCTGGATTACGCCAAAGCCGTGGCGTCCGGAACAAAGCGGGTGGGAAAGGAAGTGCTTCAGGCGTGCGTCCGGTTCCAAAAGGACCTTGAGCGGAGCGACCTCGAGCTGCGCGATGCCGGGCCGGATTTTGTGATCGGGATCATTGAGCGGACAATGGTGCATAAGCAGGGTGAAACGCTCGCGGGCGAGCCGCTGATGGGAAAGCCGCTGCGGCTGGAGCCGTGGGAGATTTTCATCGTGTACAATCTCCTCGGATTTTACAAAAAGGGAACAGAGGAACGCCGCTATAAAGAGGCGTTCATTTTTATTCCTCGCAAAAACGGCAAGACGACGTTCATCGCGGCGCTGGCGTGGGGCATCGCGCTTTTGGAGCGGAAAAGCGGCGCGGTGCTGTACATTGTGGCCGCCAGTCAGAAACAGGCGCGGCAAAGCTTTGACTTCATCGTGCACAGCCTGCGGGAAAACGGCATGCTCGAGGATTTCCGCGTACTCAACAACAATGCGGAGCATTCCATCGAGTATACCTTTACCGACGATGCGGGGAACGTGTGCGGCAGCATCCGCATCGAGGCGTTGGCCTCGAACCCGGACGCGCAGGATTCGTTCAACTGCAACGTAGCAATCGCGGACGAAATGCACGCGTTCAAAAAGGCCGCGCAGTACAACCGCTTCAAAGAGGCGATGAAGTCCTACACCAACAAGCTGATGATCGGCATCACGACGGCGGGCGACAACGAAACCAGCTTTTGCTACCGGCGGCTGCAATACGCCTGCGCCGTTGTCGAGGGAACCGTCCGGGACGATTCGCTTTTCGTCTTTGTCTCGCGCGCCGATCAGGATGAAAAGGGAAATGTGGACTATACCAGCGCCGAGCAGCATGAAAAGGCCAATCCCAATTACGGCGTCACGATCCGCCCGGCGGACATCATGCAGGATGCCCTTCAGGCCCAGAACGACCCGCAGCAGAGAAAGGATTTTCTGAGCCGCTCGCTCAACATCTATACCAGCGCCATGCGGGCGTATTTCGATTTGGGTGAATTCAAGCGCAGCGACGCGCGGTACGGCTGGACGCTCGCGGAGTTGGCGCGCCTGCCCATCCAGTGGTACGGCGGGGCGGATTTATCCAAAATGCACGATCTGACGGCCGCCGCGCTGTACGGCAGCTATCAGGGGACAGACATTATCGTGTCCCATGCCTTTTGCCCGCGTGTGATGGCGGCCAAAAAAGCGGATGAGGATGAAATCCCGCTGTTCGGCTGGGAAGAGGACGGCTGGCTGACCATCTGCGACAGCCCGACGGTCAACCACGCGGACGTCGTGAACTGGTTTATCAAAATGCGCGCGGCGGGCTTCAAAATCCTTCAGGTGGGCCATGACCGGAAATTCGGCCGCGAATACATCCAGGGGATGCGGTCGGCGGGATTTTCCGTTGTCGATCAGCCGCAGTACTTTTATCTGAAAAGCGAGGGCTTTCGTCACATCGAAAAGGCGGCCAAGGATGGGGCGCTCTATTACCTGCACAGCGAAGCCTACGAGTATTGCGTTGCGAACGTCCACGCCGTGGAAAAGACGGACGACGCCGTGCAGTACGACAAGGTGCAGAGCAATCACCGGATCGATTTGTTCGACGCGTCCGTCTTTGCATGCGTGCGGTACTTGGAAAATATGGAGCGGCAGAAAAAAGCAAAGGACTGGTGGAAATGAGCCGAAAAAACAAGGGCAGGCCCACGGCGCGGGCCGAGCCCGGAAAAAAGAAACGAAGCTGCTCCGTCGGCGTATGGATGGGCAGGGATGAAAAGGATTTGGCGTGCATGGGCTATACCAGCCTCGCGCACAACCCCGAGGTCTGTACCGCCGTGGACGCCATCGCACGGCTGATGGGCAGCATGACGATTCATCTGATGGAGAACACCGGCAGCGGGGACGTCCGCGTGCAAAATGAGCTGGCGCGCAAGGTGGACATCGAGCCCAACGTGGCAATGACGCGCTCGAATTTCATTCACTGGATCATCAAAACGCTGCTGATCGAGGGCGCGGGCAACGCCGTGGTGTTCCCGCGCACCCGGCGCGGCATTCTGCGGGCATTAGAACCGGTGCCTCCGGCGTTTGTCACCTTCCTGCCGGACGGTCCGGCGGCCTATCGCGTATCGATCGCGGGGAAGGAATACGACCCGGACGATGTGCTGCATTTCGTCGTGAACCCCGGCAGCTACTACCCGTGGATGGGCGAAGGCTACCGTGTGGCGCTGCTCGACGTCGCGAACAACCTCAAGCAGGCCGCCGCGACGGAAAAAGGCTTTATGTCCTCGAAATGGAAGCCGTCGCTGATCGTGAAGGTGGACGCGCTGTCGGAGGGCTTTGCGGGCCGCGAGGGGCGCAGGAACATGCTGGATGAGTATGTGGAGAGCGGAGAGGCAGGCGAACCGTGGATCATTCCCGGCGGGCAGATCGATGTGGAACAGGTGCGGCCGCTGACGCTGTCCGACCTTGCGCTCGCGGACTTTGTAAAATTGGACAAGGCGACGGTGGCGTCCATTCTCGGGGTGCCGCCGTTTGTTTTGGGCGTCGGGGAGTTCCGGCGGGACGAATGGAACAATTTCATCTCCGCGCGCATCATGCCCCTTGCGCGCCTGATCGAGCAGGAGCTGACGCGCAAGCTGCTCTATCGGCCGGACTGGTTCTTCCGCTTCAACGCGCGCAGCCTTTACAGTTATGATCTCAAGGATTTGGCGGACATCGCGGACGCGCAGTACATCCGCGGGATCATGAGCGGCAACGAGGTGCGGGACATGATCGGAATGCCGCCGGCGCCCGGGCTCGACGAGCGCGTCATTTTGGAGAACTATCTGCCCATTGACCGCATCGGCGATCAGAAAAAGCTGGTACAGGGGGGTGAATGAATGCGGTATGAACGAAGGGCCGTGGCGCGCGACGGGGGCTTCTCGACGCGCGCGGAGGACGGCAATCTCTATATCGAGGGCTATTTCGCGGTGTTCGGCAGTGAATACCGGATGTTTGAAAACGCCATCGAGACCATCGACGAGGACGCCTTCGACGAAACGCTCGACGGGGACATCCGCGCACTTGTCAACCACGATTCCACGTTGGTGCTTGGGCGCACGGCGGCGGGCACGCTGGAGCTGCGGGCGGACAAGGTCGGCTTGTGGGGACGCATTACCATCAATCAGGCGGACGGCGACGCGATGAACCTGTACGAGCGCGTCAAGCGCCGGGATGTGACGCAGTGCAGCTTTGGCTTCGACATTCTCGACCAGAGCACCGAGGTGCTGGAAAACGGCACGACCGTCTGGAAGCTGCGCAAGGTGAAGCTGTACGAGGTCTCCGTGGTGACGTTCCCGGCCTATGAGGATACGGCCGTGGAGGCGCGGCGGCGCGACTATGAGCAAATCCGGAAAAAACAAAAAGAGCAATGGCGCGCGGGAATGCTTGCGCGCCTGAAAGGAGCATAAGGCAATGGCATTGAAAACGATCATGCTGCGCCAGCAGCTGGAAACAAGGAAAGCGTCCCTCGCGCAGCTGAGCCAAAGGGACGCGGAATTCGCGGCGCGCGAGGCCGAGCTGGAGCAGGCCATCGGCGAGGCGGACTGCGCCGAGGATGAGCAGGCCATCACCGAGGCGGTCGACGGCTTCACCGGGGAAAAGGAAGCGCACGAGGCGAAAAAAGCCGCGCTGGAGCGCGAGATCGCTGACATCGAAAAGCAGTTGGATGCGCTTGAGGACCGCGCGGCGGCGCCTCTTGCTGCGCCGGAGCGCACGGGGAAAGACGTGCGGACAAACGAAAGGATGATTTCTATGGAACATGTTGAAATCCGTAGCCTGCCGATGAGCCGCCGGGCGTTCGACGCGCTGCCGGCCGAGCGGCGCGAGGCGATTGTGCGGCAGCCGGATGTGCAGGAGTTTCTCGGGCAGCTGCGCGGCCTGCGCAGCACGCGCGCCGCCATCTCGGGCGTGGAGCTGACGATCCCGGTCGTGATCCTCGACCTGATCGCGGAGAACCAGTTCCGCTATTCCAAGCTGATGCGCCGCGTGCGCGTGCGCAATGTGAACGGCGAGGCGCGCCAGACCATCGCGGGAACTGTCCCCGAGGCGGTGTGGACGGAAATGTGCGGGGCCATCAACGAGCTGACGTTCGGCTTCAACCAGATTTCCGTCGACGGCTACAAGGTGGCGGGGTATATCCCGGTCTGCAACAGCGTCCTTGAGGACAACGACGTCGACCTCGCGGGCTGGATCATCGAAATGATCTCCGAGGCCATCGGCAAGGCCAAGGACAAAGCCATCCTTTACGGCAAGGGCGCGGGCAGCAAAATGCCGCTGGGCATTGTGACGCGCCTTGCGCAGCAGTCGCAGCCCACGGATTACCCGGCCGTCGCGCCGCCGTGGACCGATCTGCACACGACGAACATCCAGAGCATCGCGGCCAGCCTCAAGGGCGCGGAGTTCTGGAGCGCGCTGATGCTCGCGCTGGGCAATACCTACACCACCTACAGCCGCGGCGAGCAGTTCTGGGCGATGAACAGCCGCACCTATGCGCTTCTGCGCTCGAAAATGATTACGTTCACGGCGTCCGGCGACGTGGCGGCGAACATCTTCGGCACGCTGCCCATCATCACGGGCGACGTCGAGGTGCTGGAATTCATTCCGGACGGGGACGTCATCGGCGGCTACGGCGACCTTTATCTCTGGGCGCAGCGCAGCGGTATGCGCATCGACCTTTCCACGGAGGCGCAGTTCCTTCAGGACAACACGGTGTTCCGCGGCAAGGAGCGCGCCGACGGCATGCCCATCGTGCCGGGCGCGTTCGTGGCCGTCAACATCAACGGCGGCACGATGACGACCGAGATCCCCTTCGCGGCGGATTTGGCGAATTTCGCCGATTTGGACGCGCTTTCCGTCGGCGGCTACACGCTGAGCCCGGCGTTTGATCCGGATGTGCTGTCCTACACCGTCACGGCCACGAACGCCGGCGACGCCGTGGAAGCGACCGCCGCCAGCGCGAACGCGCGCGTCGCGATCAGCTACAACGGCAGGAATATGCGCAACGGCGGCACGGTGACGTGGGCAAACGGCACGCTGCCGCTCACGGTGACGGTACAGAACGGCAACGGCTCCCGCGTCTATACCGTCAGCGTGACGCGCACGGCAGCGGGCGGCTGATCGCCCGGGAAAGGCGGTGACGGGCTGTGAAGGACGCGGAACGCCTCGCGCTGCTGAAAATCGATCTGCAGCTCATGACAAACGCGTTTGACGATTATCTCTTAGCGCTGCTCGGCGCCGCGCGGGAAATGATCGCGCGCGAGGGCGCGCGGCTGACGGAGAGCGCCGAGGACGAGCAGCTCTTGCGCATGTACGCGGCGTATCTGTACCGCAAGCGCGCCGAGGACAAGCCGGACATGCCCCGCATGCTGCGCTGGGCGCTCAACAACCGCATTTTCAGCGGGAAAGCGAGGGAAGACAATGCTGCTCGATAGCGGAGTGCTCACGCTGTGCCGCTTGGAAAATACCGCGCCGGGCGGCGCGATGCCGCGCATGCGCCTTGTGCCCGTGGAGCGCTGCTGTTACGGCGAGCGTACTGTCGGCTATAACCGGCAGTACGCCGCCCTCGGCGTGAACGAGCGCGTCGACCTGCTCGCGCGCGTGTGGCAAAGCCGCGCGGCGCGCGCGGGGATGTTCGCGGTGCTCGAGGACGGTGCGCAGTACCGTGTCGCTCTGGCGCAGCAGCTGTGGGACGACGACGGGCTGCGCGTGACGGATTTGACGCTGGAAAGGATCGATGCGCTTTATGACGTCGCAGGAACGGCTGAAAACGATCGGTGACGCGCTGGACGCGCTGGGCGCGCGGTGCTATCACTACTGGCGGCCGAAAATGCGCCCGCCGTTCATCGTGTGGGCAGAGGACGGGCAGGACGCCGCGCTCTGGGCGGGAAACCGCATGGCGGAGCAGACGCTCGGCGGCGGCGTCCATTACTTCACACAGACGGAATACGACCCCATGTTCGACGCGATCCAGAATACGCTCGGCGCGCTCGGCCTCGGCTGGGCGCTGGAGAGCGTGCAGTACGAGGAAGAAACAAACCTGATTCATTATGAATGGCGCTGGGGGGCGGCGTGATGGCGAAATTCAAGTTCATAGGGGCGGAAATATATGTAAAAAGTCTGGAAAAGCTGGGCAAAAATACAAAACCAATCATCAAAAAGGCGATTGAAGCGGGCGCGGGCGTAGTTGCAGACCAAGTACGTGCGAACATTATGGCGATTCCTCTGCAAAATGGACGTGCCAAAAAGGGAGAGCGTAAAAACGGCATCAGCAATGTCGAAAAGCTTGACCTGCTGAATTCTTTCGGAATATCTCCCGTACAAAGAAGCCCCGATGGATATTACAATGCAAAACTGGGCTTTGAGGGAAACAGCTCTATTAAGACAGAAGCTTTTCCTGAAGGTAAGCCAAATGCCATGATCGCACGCGGTGTAGAATCCGGAACAAGCTGGATGAAACCGCACCCCGTATTCCGAAAAGCACTAAAAGCAAAAAAAGAAGAAGCCATACAAAAAATGGAAGAAGTCATCGAAGAAGAAACGAAAAAAATCATGGGATAGGCGCGGCGCGCCTATCCCTGTTCCATGCCCGGAACCGGGCGGAAAGGAGCATTGTAAAAAATGGCAAACGGCAAAGTCATCACGGGCTTTTCTAAGCCCTATGTCGCCCTGTACGCCGCCAGCGGGGGCGTTGTCACCTATTCGGGCGGCATGCCCCTTGCGCGCGGCGTCAGCGTGGAGCTGAGCCTCGAGGAAGGCGACGACAACAATTTCTACGCGGACAACGTCACCGCCGAGACCGCGCCCGGCATCTTCACGGGCGGCTCCGCGACGCTGACGGTCGACGGCCTGAAGGCGGCGGCGCGCCGGTTCGTGTTCGGGATGCCTGAGCCGACAAGCATCACCGTGGACGGCAAGCAGGTCGAGATCGACGCGTTCGGCGACAAAATGC